TTGCCGACTTGGCCGTTAAATCTGAACTCCGCGCTGCTCTCTCTGAATACGGTGCAGATACTCAATCTGTTCTTGATTCAGCGATTAACGATGCCTTGCAGTCTGTCGGCATGAACAAAGTAATTTCAATTAACGGAATCAAATCCGAACAACAGAAACTTTCTGATTCTGGAATGCTTTCGTATTGGCCGATCAAAATGCTTGCAAAGGCATCTGAGGGAGTTGGTAGTGAAGGGTCTGGTATGCAAATCTTCGCAAAGATGGTTTACGGATTTGCGCTAGTTCCAGCTAGAACATTCCACACTGCCGCTTGGTTCTCTCCGTATGGCTTCCTTCGCTTGGCAATCGACAAGTATAAGAAGAACAAAGGTTATGAATCTCCTTACGCAATGTCTGTCCAGACTGATGCTCAATTCAGACAACGCCTGACAGAGAGTATTGCTGGATCAATTGCAATGCTTGGATTGTTTGCACTTCGCTCCGGTTCTTCGGACGAGGACGAAGACAAGAAGTTCAAGATCGTTATTACCGGAAACGGTCCTAACGCCACAACTGACAAGCAATACTACGATTCTTGGATCAAGAAGTATAAACCATACAGCATCCACATCGTTGTTGGAGATACAGTTTTCCCAATTAACATTGGTCGTGGTGGTGAAGCGTTGTTCTTCCCAATCATGCTTGCTGGTGCGCTAGACGATTACGAGATTAAGAAGAAGCAGAATCTCACAAAGAAAGAGCCATCTGATCTGAATGTTGCAACAGAAATGCTTGGTTCTGCATTCTTCGCATTGGCGCAGAGAGGCCCGTATGCTGCATTCACTGAGCCATTGTTTGACGCATCCAAGCAAGGACGAGTTACTGAGAATCTTGTAAGCCAACTCGGATACTTTGGTAAGACATTTGTTCCAGTTCTTGGCGCGTCTATCACTAGAAACATTTCTGACTTCATCAACGATCCAGTTGACAGGTCATCTATCGAGGGTGCGCTATACGCTAACACGCCAATCGTAGGACCGTGGATCGGAACGAAAGCATTGAATGCGCTAGGACAACCAATCCGCGCTGACGACTTTAGCGACAAGTTATTCAAACTCGGAGTTCCAGTTGTATTCTCGTTCCCCAAGAACACTCCAGAGAATGCGCTAAACGAACTCATCTTGAAACAAGGCAGCGGACCAACTCTACCGACTAGAGCTAACGCGCAAAAGAGATTCGGAGATGTTCTGACAGACAAGGAGTTTGAAACCTATGTGCGTGAATACGGACGGGTTATGTCTGACAAGATGTTCAAGAACAGAACTAAACTTGCAAACATGAAAGCCGTGGACTACGATGATGAGCTTGAAAAATACGCAAGGGGATATTCGATTGACGGCATCAAGATCAAAGGTGCATCCGATTCAGCGGTTCTTGCGGTCAAGCGCATGAGACAATGATCGAGTTTGAATTTATAGATATGTCGGATTCTCCACCGAACGGATGGAAGATTAAAGTTCCCAAGACCGGAGTTGAATTTAAGCACTACGATTTCCGCGCTATCAGCAATGCCTATAAGGCACACTGCAATGCTAACGGGATATTACTTTCGCCTAATTGGCAAGAGGAGTTCCTGTCAGAGATGTGCAAACAGAATCCGCATTGGGGTAGGAAGTGCAGACCAGCGGTAGCCAATAGTCTGAAGAGAAGGCGGCTCTCTTTAACTGCTGTATTATCCTTCCTAAACATGCTCAGAGCTTGGGCGCAATCAACGCTATCAGGCAAAGACGCATTCGTTCCTCAAGAGGAGGCAGAGAGAAGGGCTGGCATTTGCGCTAATTGCCCGTTTAACACGACTCTACAGTTCTCCTGCGGTGCTTGCATGGGAGCAGTCTTGACGCTTATACACGGCATCCTCGGCAAAAGAAAGACGCAATACGACAGCAGCCTTGGAGCTTGCCTAATCTGTTCCTGTTCACTTAAAGCTGCGGTGCATGTCCCTGTTGATGTGCAACGCGAGGGATTGAGTGATGAACTGAAGAACGACTTTGACGAAATCAAATACTGCTGGAAGAGAGTTGAGAAATGAATTTTCTACATGAACGAGACTTTGGCGACATCATACTAAGCCTATCGGTGGTTCAAGCTGCTGGAGGTGGAAACTACTACATTCAAAACAATCCGAATGCAGTTAGGATGCTCAAGCCTCTGATAGAACTGCAACCATATATCAACAAGTGTAGCGAAAAGAATCTGCTGAGAATAGACAAGTCGTTCGTTGAATTTAGGAGTCAGGGATTACCTTGGGGCGTTCAGCTTGCAGAGCTTCACGCTAGATGGGTTAAACAGCCTACAGATTTCTCCAAGCCTTGGCTATCCGTTCCAAAAGACAACAAGTTCAAGGGCGGGATTATTGTTAACAAGACGCAGCGATATGCTAACCCGATATTCCCTTGGACAGAACTTGTGAAGTTAATCGGAGGCAGGATGCTATTCGTAGGACACGATCACGAATACGAGCTGTTCTGCAAGAGATTCGGCAGAGTCGAAAGGCTCGTCATCAAAGACTACCTAGAGCTTGCTATTGCCATCAATAGCTCGGACTGCTTCATCGGAAATCAAAGCTCATCGAACTGCGTTGCGGAGGGACTGAAGCATAGAACGATTCAAGAAGTCTGCTTGTGGCAACCGGATTGTATCTATAAACGAGACAACGCTACATTCTGCTACGATGGCACGATCAATACGAATGTTGCAGGAACTAGTATAAAACTGCAAAGTGGCCTATTGGTTACAAACATTAACAAGGCTCAAACCCCTGCTGGCAACTGGAGACTGACAGTCAACGGCAAGACGATTAAGAGCTATGCACTGGATGCGCTAGTCATCGAGGCGCAGAGCAAAGGCGTTACAGGAACAAAGCTGGAGATTGAAGATATGATCGTTAAAGAGACGCTGCCAAGCATCACTGGAAACAATATATCTGAACGACTGGCTCACGATATTCAACGAGTTAAAGACCTAATAGGATGAACGAAGCCAGCAAGGCAATGCGCCGAAGACTGATTGAGGATGAGTTAGGAATCTTCAACTGGAGCGAGATATTCACAGGCAGCGGGATTGATGTAGGCTGCGGTCCTGATAAGATTTGGTATGATAGTTGCAGGGCATTTGATCTTGAGCATGGAGACGCAAATGTTATCTCGAAATACTTCTCCAACAAGTTCGATTACCTCCACGCCTCGCAGTGCTTGGAACACATGCACAATCCGTTTGAGGCTATCGTAGAGTGGCTGAAGATCGTTAGGAGTGGTGGACACGCAGTTGTATCAATTCCAGACTGGGTTCTCTACGAAGGAAGAGTATGGCCCTCACGCTACAATCCAGACCACAAAAGCACATGGAGCTTCACGCATGAGTCAAGCCCGGCAAAGCATCATGTCTATATCCCAAAGTTCTTGGAACACATCAAGCCATACGCATACGCGAAGAGGGCTATGCTGATTGACAATAATTACAACTATACACTAAGCAAAGACACCGACCAGACATTTGTAGAAGCAAATGGAGTTGAGGCATTTATCGAGTTAGTTCTATGCAAGCTGTAATAGTTCGCGCTAAACGGCAAGCAAAGGAAGTCGATAAACTTGTTAAGCACTGCAAGAGATTGGATGGAACGAGAGTCCTAGTCATTGACGCTTGCGACAAAGTTAAGTCATACCCAGAGCGGAATAATCACGCACTGCATCAGGCATTCGGGGTGATGAAGGATAAGCCTTTCGTTTGGCTGGAGCCTGACAGCATTCCGATAAAGAAAGACTGGATGCGAGAGTTGGAGGCTGAATACATCAAGCTAAAGAAACCAATCATGCTATCCAGCGACTCCAATCCTCCACACGATCTTATCGGAGGCATTGGCGTGTATGGCGGAATAGCTCGTAAGTTGATTCCAGTTGGTATCGAAAAGATCGGATGGGACGGATGGATTATCAATCACATCAAGCCACTGGTATCATTCACATCTCTGATCCAGCATTCATACGGAGATTACTCAAGAGGATGCCAGCCTCACATGTTCCCAAGAGACAATAGGATGATACGAAATAATTCCGTGATCTTCCACAGAGACAAGTTTCAAGGACTTATTGTTTAACGGTAAACTGCCTTAAACTTGCTGAAGCATTGCTTCCAGCCCTTGCTCTCTGACTTGTTGTTAGGATTAAGAGCCTTTGTCGCAGTTGTGCTGTCTAGGTTCAGACGCTCCCTTGCGAGAGCTAGAAGCCCCATCCCTGCGTCAGCAATGTCAGGAGAGATACCGAACCGCTGCTTCATCTCAGACTTAGGCAGAACCTTAATGCGTAAGGCAAGATTCTTTTCTCCGTTAGGATCAAGTTTCCGCATACACATCTCTCGCATCAGATCATCTCCGATACCCTTGATCTGACCAGTCCGCATATACTCCTTCGCGGAATACCAAATCTCGGAGACGGAGTTGACATACCTATCGTGAGACGGAGTGGGATCGTAGGCTGATACTGGCTTCTCAGATGCTCTGCCACCGAACTGCAATCCATAAACATCCTTCGACCAAGCTACCGAGATGAAGTCGCCTAGCGGTCCACCAGCACCAGACTTATCGTAGCCTGCGTTTCTAGGCTGAACTCCCCTAGCCATACATTCATTGCGGAACCATTGCACTACCTGCTGCGATCTTGTCATAGACTGATCTGTGACATCTTCTTGGAAGATCAGATACTCGTCATACTCCAGTCCCTTGTATCCATGCGGCTCTGCGAGTTTGCCTACAGTCCCGAAGTAGAGAACAGTTCTATCACCACCATTCGTGAATGACGGATCGAGGAACGCAACCTTAACCTTGTCGTTATCCAACCAGATAGCCTTATCAGTCGCCTTGGAATTTAATATCTCTATCTCTGAGTAAATCTGATCGGTAATGCCTGCCGGACACCAGAAGCCGCGATACATCCGCCAGAATGATGCTGTATTCCTAGCCTCCTCTGGAATCTTCTCAAAGTCTAGCGGACCTTCCATCCAAGAATAAATCTTCTTCTTGGCAATCATGTTTGGGTTCTTCAACCCATCGAAGTGCAAGCAGACTCCACGAACAGTCTGCCACTCGTCATCGTCAACCGTGATAGATTCCCACCCGTCTTTAGGCTTGGCGAACTTACCGAATGCATCAACATACGAGGCGGGGTTGGAGATGCCGATGAACTGGAAGCGTTCGCAACCTTTTGACAAGTTGAAGAATGCAACCTCGGTGATAGCCTCGGATAGCTCTGAAAGCTCGTCAGCAACGAAGATAACATTCTTGTTGTGGATACCCTGCATCTTACCTGTAGCATCACGCTCCTTCTTCTTCTCACCGGGGATGAGAACGATGCCAGATAGGTCAGATCGCTTGCCGTCTTTCGCTACAAAGCTGATCTTATTCTCGGAATCAACCAGCTTGCCGGGTAGTCCTAGCTGCTCGCAAACTCCCCAGTATTTCGTGATCTTACCCCAGATGCGCTGCTTGGATGCCTTGATCGTTGTTGATGTAGCTAGGACCGTTGTATTCTCAGGATCGGCTAGGTAATTCACAATAGCCCAGATTGCGTAAGCCTCCGACTTACCGCAGCCACCAGAGCCAGCGATAGCTAGGTATTCGTGATCGCAGGCTGCTCGTATCATTCGTTCAGCCCAAGGATGCCAGATGAAATTAACTGCCGCCTTGCTGTCCTTCTCAGGCCAAAGAGCAATAGCAATTCGCTTGAAGTGATGGAATATATCGTATCCTCCGGTATCCTTCGGGATGCGGCCCTTAATCTTTTCACGGAACATCGCTAGCTCGATAGCTATTTGATGTGTTCCTTTTTTCCAGTTGAACCCGTATAAATGAAGATAACCCTCGATTGGATCACCGTAAATTGGTGCTGAAGTCATTCCTGTTTATTTTACAAAAATATAAAACTCTTTCAATTATTTCTTGCAAATAAGTCATCTTATACTATCCTAGCTTTCAGACATGAACATACTCGGTGATTTTCTTTTCAAGAAAACAAACGCAGAACTTTATATTGACGAGCATCGTCCGACTGTTGTATTCGATATAACTGTTAGACCCGAAGATTATGTCAATGGAACAAACAATCACCCTACAAAGTCTCCTCTTGCTTTGGCTCTGCAAAGGTCACTTGACGGAACTCCGTATCGGGTGGAAAGAGCGGGTCTTAAAGCTCTCGTTATTTCTCGCGGTATTTACCAGTTTGCTTTCTTTATGCCTCGGCGGGTGTGGAGGAAGGTAAGTTGTTTAGAGTTCGGCGATCAGCCGCCATCCTCGCCTATCAAGTTCACTGCTGAATTTGAGATGATTTTTTAATTCTATGAAGCTAGTTATACCTGTATCCAAGCATGACCGTCATTTGATCCCATCCTTTGTCAAATGCCTAGATAAATTCCCAATGGGAACCGAGCATGATCTTTTGATTATCGGCTCAAAGGAAAACGAAGAAGTCATCCTAGATTTCGAGAAGCAGATCAAACACCTGTTCGATTCCTCGGAAACTCACATCATCGCAGACACGATGCTAGGATGGCCGATGTCCTGCAACTTCTACTTCCAGCAGGCTTGCGCTCATCTCCGCAAGGATAAAGAGTTGGATGCTTTCATGTGGATGGAGTTGGACACGGTTCCTGTCAAAGAGGGCTGGCTTGACCTGATCTCTTTCGAGTATTATGCGGACACAACTAGGGCTGTTAAGGAGAAGCGTGATCCGCTGATTTACATGGGAGCCAAGGAGCGAGTCTATGAAGGCAGGAATGGCGAGCTAGTTCCTGAGTCTGTAGCGGGACACAAGATGGCGCAGGTTGGAGTGTATTCCACAGAAATATGCGATGCACCTGTATTGAACTCCTTGTCAATGACTACACGCCACTGGACGCATGTTATCCAATGGTATGTTGTTAAGGAGTTAAAAGATTCTCCTCTGATTCAAAACAACTGGCGAACAAAAAATTATCGCTATTCTAGCGGACAAATAGTATGTGATTCTGTAGCCAACTTAGCTTGGGATGTTCATTGGAACAAGGCCGTAAACGAGGATGCAGTTCTCGTTCACGGGTGTAAAGATGACTCACTTGTTAAGTTGTTGTTGAACAATAACAGCAATGAGGATATGAAAGTTGCAACGAACTTGACAGTTGAGGAAGCTACAGAGATCGCCGATGAGATTGAAGATAAGGTTGAAATAACCGAATCTGAGATTGATAGGAAACTAAAGATTTATCAGAAGCGACTCGCCAACTTAAAGTTCTTCCAAAAGAAAACCCCACAGGAAGAAAATAAATGAGCGATAGATTAGAAACACTTTCAGAAAGCGGGAAGCCTCCGGTATCCCGCATTAAAGACGCTAAATCAGCCTATGAGATTTGGGAGACTCTACGACGAGCGGATGCCGTCTCGGCATTTGACCGCAGCAAGATTGATGCTGCATACGATAACGAAAGACCTTACGACGAACGCGCCCTCATCAATGCGGGGCAGGCTTATCGCGTTAATGTATCGTGGGGCTTTGCAAAGCAAGTATTGGATACTGCGCTTGCTGGTTATGTAGATGTTATCAATGCACCGCAGACATTCTTCCGTTGCCCTACACTTTACGGAACTCAGACAGAGCGTGATGAACTGGAACAAGTCGTAGCCCAAGAGGTAACGGCAGCTATCCGTTCTTGGCGTAACTTCTTTCCAACCTACCTCAAGCTCTGCAACAGCTTCATCAAGCATGGCGTTGGCATTGCTTTGTTCAACGACGAATGGGATTGGCGTTGGAAGGCTACGGATATGTCCGATTTCAAGATTCCCCGCAAGACGGAGATCGGTCAGGACAACATTGATGTAGCCGCCTGCCTGCGCTTCTACAGCCCTACACAACTCTATCAGTTGATTAAGGACGAGGAGACAGCAAGGATTAACGGATTCAACATCGAGGCTTGCCGCAGGGCTATCATCTCCTCTGTCAATAATAACAACAATTATTACAACTTCCGCCAGTATGACTGGGAGAAGCTGGAGATGGAGCTTCGCAACAACGATTTATTCTTCACGACTCAAGCTGCGAACCAGCAGTCCATTCGTGTTGTCCACCTGTGGGTAACAGAGTTCGACAATCGTGTATCGCACTACATGATTAACGACGACAACGGAGTTCAAGACTTCTTGTTTA